GACGGCGCAGCCCCGACCGTCCTGCCAGTAGCCGAAGCCCTGCACGAGCTGGTCGGCCTTGCGGTGGTCGCGAACGCGCTTGAGGTAGGTGGACTTGATTCGCTTGTCGCCGTGGTAGGCGAGGAGAGGGGCGGGTGCGGTTTCGGTTTTCATGGTAAGAGCTTTGAGGGTTGGTTCATGGCATCTCCTGGGTTCGCTCCTCGTGCCTCTCTAGCTCCGGTTCGCATTCAGGAGTTCGATCAGCTTGTCGGCCATCTTGACGTAGTGGGCACCGCGAGCCTTTCGATAGGCGGCGTAGGCGGCGTAGGCGGCGGCGGCGTAGGCGTAGGCGGCGGTGGCGTAGGCGGCGGCGTCGGCGACGGCGGCGGCGTCGGCGGCGTGGGCGTCGGCGGCGGCGGCGGCGGCGTAGGCGGCGGCGTAGGCGGCGTGGGCGACGTAGGCGGCGTGGGCGACGGCTAAATTTTTCGCACTTTCCCATTCGGTGTTTGCGGGCTTGTCGCCCACCGCCCACCTCTGGTAAAGTGCTCCGACGCGCTGGATGCTCTCGATAGTCTGCGGGCGCTTGGCGAACGCGATGACGCCTGAAGTCTCATCCAAGAGCAGCCACGCGCCGAACTTCGCCCAGACGAGCGAAAGGTCGGCCCCGGGCTTGATCGACCGCAGAAACTCCTCGGGCCACTCCTTGGCGCGCTGGACATTGCCCGTCGCGTAAAGCCCCTCGAACAGCCGGTCCTCCAGCCGCGCCAAGACCTGCGGGACGCCGATCTCGGTCTCGTATGCCGCGTGGTTCGACCCGTGGATGGTGCAGCCGACCGCGCAGCCCTTGCCGTTCTCCCAGTAGGAGCCGCTGATGATCTCATCGGCCTTGGCGTGGGCGCGGACGCGCTTCAGGTACTTTTCCTTGATGCGGCGGTTGCCGTGGTATGCGAGCAGGGGTGTTGTTTTCATAGGCTGGTCCGACTTGGAGATTTTGGTCATGGCTCGTTGTGCTGGAATATGCTCAAGGGACTTCAGGCGTTCCTGTTCGGGATTCTCCCGGGCGTGCCGGCTCATGGGGTTGCCGCCAGTTCCTCAGCAGCGCACCGCCTGATGTCGGCCATGGCGACCTCGTTTGTCTCAAAGAACCTGACGGGGCTCACTTTGATGGGGCTCGACGCCTTGCAAATCTGCATGGCGGCAAAGAGGGTTGAACTCGACTTCTCAAGGGCCTTTCCCTTCTCGCCAGCGAGCGTCACGACCCACCCAGCCCGGCAATGCGTCGTTCTGCAGACGTGCCAGGTTGACATGTCGAGCGCGTTTGGCTGCTCGACGACGGAGAGAAGCAGGGTGTGTAGGTTCTTGATGACCGGAACGTTAAACCATGATGTGCCAGCCTCGGCTTCAACCGGCTTTGACTTTTTTTTGTCGCGCAAGCCGTAGCAGTCGGAGCAGCGGGAGCAGCCGTAGCAGCCGGAGCAGCCGTAGCAGTCGGAGCAGCCGTAGCAGTCGGAGCAGTCGTAGCAGCCGGAGCAGTCGGAGCAGCCGGAGCAGCCGTAGCAGCCGGAGCAGCCGTGGCAGCCGTAGCAGTCGGAGCAGTCGGAGCAGCCGGAGCAGCCGGAGCAGCCGGAGCAGCCGGAGCAGCCGTGGCAGTCGTAGCAGCGGGAGCAGCCGGAGCAGCCGTAGCAGCGGGAGCAGCCGGAGCAGTCGGAGCAGTCGGAGCAGCCGGAGCAGCCGGAGCAGCCGGAGCAGCCGGAGCAGCCGTGGCAGCCGTAGCAGTCGGAGCAGTCGGAGCAGCGGGAGCAGCCGTAGCAGCCGGAGCAGCCGTGGCAGTCGTAGCAGCCGGAGCAGTCGGAGCAGTCGGAGCAGTCGGAGCAGTTCCAACACCCCTTGTTCGTTTCATTTTCTTTCGCGTAGTCGCTGTGCGACTCCGTGTGGGCAGGAGAGACGCCGTTGGTGTCTTTGTCCTCGCGGCCGAGGAAAGCCGAATGGTCGGCGTAGATTTTGGTTTTATTCATATTTCGTCGAGGATCATGGCCTCGTGTGGATGGTTGGCGCACTCTGGCGCGTAGTTTGCGTTGTGAACGATGTCGAGCGCGTCGCTGAACGAGTAGCGGCCTGCGTTCACCCTTGTCGTCGTATACCCAGAATGGTCCGCACGCCACCACGCGCTGTGCTCCATAGACCAGATCAGCCATTTCGGCTGACGTTGCGCGTCTCGCTCCCTCGCCACCCGGGCGATCTCTTGGTCGTGGCTTTCGGGGGTCATAATTTCTCCCCCTTCATCGCGTTGATCCGGGTGAGGGCGCTGCGCTTAAGTTCACTGTTGCGCACGCCGTCCCACGCGTGAGCGATGGTCAGACTGTAGGCCGCTGGGTAGCCTCTGTCTTTGAGGCCTGGCAGAAGATCATGCGCAAGCCGGATCTGCGCCTCGCTGTAGCCATACAGGTCGCCGAGCGCCTCTAGTTCGTCATGCTCGTCCTCGTCCAGCCGCTTCTCGGTAGGGGTGCGGTCAAGCCGCCCTTGTTTGAGTGGGGAGGGCATTTCAAAACGGGACATCTTGGACATCTTCATCCACCACATCGGCCTGATTGGCAGCCTGTCGTTCCGTCTGTGGCTGGCCCCGCCTTGGCTGCCCTGACGGCGCTGCGGCCTTCTGGGGCTCGGGCTGGGGAGCGGCAGGCGCCGGCCCGGCAGTCCTTTCCTTGACGCTGGGGGCAAGCCTTCCCTTCTCGAGCAGCAGGGAGACCTGGATGATGTCCGATGACACCTCGTGGACCGCCTTCCAAAAGGATTGGGAGACAAGCTGCTCGATCAACTCGTCCCGGGTGAGCTCGCGTGTAAGCAGCGCCAGCGCCTCCTTCATCGCCATGCCGACTGTTCCACCATAGACAGGCTGCGTGGGCTCGGTGCCGTCCGGCATCCTCTGGCCGGCAACGGGCTCGCTGTTGGTGGGTGGTGCCGGAGTCTTGCCGAGGCTAACGACATGGATCTCCGTCTCCTTGCCGACGCTCACCTGCTCCATCCCCTTGTACTCGGTTCTGCGCAGGCCCTTGCCGCTTACCTCGATGGTTGCGCCGATACCAAACTTGACTGGCCCGAAGACCGTCATGGAGATTGTTGCGCTGCCGCTCGTGTCCTTGAGCGTGCAGATATTCAGGGGGTTCCCGGTGGACTTAACGGTTGTGGGTTTGATGGCGGCAACCTCGGCAATGAAGCCGGGATTGATCCATGTGGCGTTCTGGTCGTCGCCAGGCTGCATTTCCAGCACTTCGGCAACTGACAGCATTGGTTCTGATTTAGGCATGGTGGTTTCTATTCGTGGGTGATCTCTGAAAGGTGGCTCTTCACGGCGGCGCTTTCCTCGCTGTCAAGCTGGCCGGTGGCCGCATTGATCCTTGCGCAGTACTCGGTGAGCCACTTGCGCTCCAGTTGCTCGCGGGCCGCGCTGCGCCTCATGGCTGCAACCGATTCAACGCGCTGCTCCTCGCGCTCAAGATAAGCGTCAAGCGATAGCCCTGAATCCTTCGCGCCCTGCTGGATGGAGGCGGCTAGAACTCGGCTGTAGTTTGTGGCGCTCATAGTGATTAAGGTTTGCCGATGTCCAAGGCTGAAGGCGTTATGGCAAGCTCCCGCCCGTCATCCTCAGCCGAAATCATTTCAGTGTGCCACTCGTGCGGCTTGCTCTGGCCGAAGATCCAGAGCATGGCACCCGTTGCATAAAGATGGGGCAGCGAGCGAAATCCATCCGAGTCCCTGACTGGAACGTAGAGGGTTGTGCTCACTTGGCCTTCCTCCACGGCTTCGCAGCCACAACCCTCAACCTGTCGCCGGGCATCCAGCCTGCGGCCAGCAGCTTCTCAACTATCTCGGTGATGACTGTTCCGCGTGTCGGCTTGCGCTCGCCCAAAACAAAGGTGCGCCGCTTTCCCAGGTGGTCCACCCACTCTGTAATCACCTTGTCCGTGTGTGGCGGCAGTGATATTCCAATGGGCTTCTTCAGGTTCGGATTCGGTAGCACGGTCGTTTGAGTCGGTGTTTGCATGGAATCAGGCTTTTCCCTCCGCTATGCGAAGTACTCCCCGCAGTTGTGTTTATCCGCCAAGAGCAGAATGGCCGATGATGCCATCCGATGTTCAAACGACCCATACGGGTTTTGCTTCTGGACGCTCTGCGCTGCGATCACCTCGGGCAACGCGAAGAAATCGCGCATTGAAATCGTCAGCTCAGTCTCCTGTGTTTGTGTTGCTTCCATACCCACACCCAATCCCTGCGTGGAACATCTTGCAAGCTCAGATTGCAAGATGCTCAACTTGTCTTCATTCTAGTCTTGCAAGACAAGCATTTAAGCACGATTTTAGCCCGTTGGTTTTATCCCCTGCACGTTCCCCCTGGAAGGCGTGCAGGGGTTTTTGCTTGCCACGGGGCGACTCCCGGCTTTTGGTGTCCTTCTCTATAACAGCCCATTCCAGGGCGCGGTCACTGGACCCGCGATAACAACCAGAGAACTCCGAGCCGCCCGAAAAGGGAAAGAGCCCCACGGATCACAAATACGGTGCGCGGCCTGCTACCCTACCAGCCGCGCTTCATTCCTGTCGCCCGCGAGGGCTGAGGGCCGTGGCAAGACGCTGAATTGGGACAATGCCGGGCGTGCCACGGATTGAACCGCGATACCACAGTCCGAAAGCCATCGCTGCTTCACGCCTCATCTGACAACAGGTGAGGTGTGCCCGCAAAGTTTCCACGAACCGAAAGCCAAGGCTGCAGCGCGAAGTCGAACCGACTGGGCGTGGAACTGATAAGTTGACAAGCGCAGCCTATTTGCGGATATGGGGTGTTGTATGCATTGCATCTTAGTGTGAGCAGGGAAAAAAACACGTGTCCTTCACCGGGCTGGTTCAGCAGCCTGGTGATCGACACCGGGTATGCGGACAAAGAGAGATGGCAGACAAAAAAATGCAACTGACGCTGCGGTCCTGCTCCCATTGCCGGGTGAAGCCTGCCAGGAATGGGCAGCGGTTCTGTTTGGCGTGCCACGCTCTGGCCTCGCGGGTCTGGCGGAAGAAAAGGACTGAAAAGCTGAAGGAGCTCGAAAAACGGTGAGCTTGATCGGCAGCTACGAGATGAGCGAGCGCGAGATAACGTCCAGGGCGAAGCGCAGCCTTTGGATGCTCAAACGCCATCGAAGCGACTTTGCCAAGGTGGCGGCGGAGCGGATCCGGCTGATCGAGCGGTTCATCGCCGACCCGAGGCGAAACAGCCCGGGGATGATGCGGATCATCACACAACCCTTCGACGGACTATGACCCGCCGCAAAAGAGCGATGCCAAGGGTTTCCAGCCGCAGGAAAGCCGAGATGGTCGTCTATGGCCGCGATCGCCGGTTTTTCCTCATCCTCCACCCGCTTTGCGAGGCGTGCCCCAGGACCGGCAACCTGATGCATCTTTCATGTGATATTCACCATGTATGCGGACGGACAGGGAAAAACTACCTGGACCAGTCAACTTGGCTTGCCGTCTGCCGGCGCTGCCATTCATGGATCCACGAGAACAAATCCAAGGCCCGGGCGCTGGGACTGCTGAAATGAGCAACGTAAAGCATGGCAATTACGCCAGCGGCGCCGACAAGGCTTTTGCACGCAGGAAATGCCGCGAATACCAGCGCCGGCACAAGGAATGGAGAAAAGCGTACAACCATGCATATTACAGGAATCTGCCGACGCCAAAGGTGGGGGATTTCAAATGACGGCGGTTCACACCAGGAAACTCTCGAAGTGGTCGCTTTGGGCCCGCAAACGCAAGGCGAGGAAGCTCTGTATCCGCTGCGGCAAGAAGGCCCGCAAATTCACGCTCTGCGACCGCTGCCATGATGCCGATCTCGCCAGGCAGCGCCTCAAGTCCCGAAACTGGATGACGCGTGCAATCGAGGATGGGGTTCTTGGGGTAAGGGCGACAGGCCCGGAACCATTCTTTGAAACCGAGTGCGACAAGCTATCCGAAGCCGCGCCAATCGTTTCCGAGGTCTGCGAGCGACTCCACGAGCTGGAGGATATTCGCCTCGGCTTGGGAATAAGCATCCTGTCACGGCTCGTCCAAGTCTCAGAGGTCAGCCACATGGCGTTTCGCTACACGGTCCGCCTGATGCACGGCGACGCCTCAATCTTCAACTCGTTCCAGCAGCAGTCGCAAGACCGCGCCATCTCAAAGCAGGCCGCACATGCCGAGTTCCATTCCGTGCTGACCGCGATAGAGCGTGCGTTCCCGGAACTGTCACACCAGATAAAGCACATTCGTGGACAAGTATCTCGTGTCGAAGAACAACGATCACATAACACCAACTCGCAAGGTTTGGTTGTGTCCGTTGAACGACACGAGCAATAGCAACGCCAGCACAATGACCATACCCGATACAGCAACGACGACAAGTAACGAGGCGAAGACGAGCGAAGACAAGACGAGCAAGCGAGCAAGAGCGAGTCGAAGACTTAGACTCTTGGTCCCAGAGCGCGAGACCAGGAACAGGCGAACGCTCCTGCCGGCGCTCGGCCGCAGCTCGGCTCGCATCATCGAACCTTGCGGCACAGTCACGAGCCCGACCCAGCCCGCCGCCCGCCCGCCGGTCGCTCCGCCCCGTACCATACACCCGCCCACGGCCTCCCCCACCCACACCCGTGCCACAAGGCGGGCAGTTGTGGCCGGGGTGCTGGCATTGATACGTGCCGTCGATGACAAGGACAGGCGGGCTGATGGCTTGCGGGCCACCCCCGCCCCGGCCCCGGGTAAGGAGACTTCTAAGCCCGGCCGCCGCGACCGAAGTGCGCCGGGCCAAGACCGGCACATATGAGCCGTTTTGGCGCAATTCGTTTCGGTTACCAATATGCCCAAGAAAGCAACCGCAGGGACAGCGCCCAAGAAAGCCAAAAAAGAGGCGGCGGCGGCCGCCAAGACGTTCGCCCTCACATGGGAAATTTTCTGCGAATGGACCGGGCTGTCGCAGCGGCGTCTCCAGCAGCTTGCGGCTGAGAGATTCTTCCCGCCGCCGGTTGGTGGGATCTACGATCTTGAGAAGGCGGTGACGGGGATGCTCCGGTACTACCGGGAACTGGCGGAGAAGGCCAAGGGCAACATCATGGAGCTGAAGCAGGCGAACCTCGAGAAGCAGAACCGCAGGCTCGACATCGAAATCAAGAAGATCGAGGGCGAGATGATCGAGATGCGGGATGTGGACGAGGCGTTCATGCGTATTGGGCTGCTGCTGAAGGCGATCCTCTTCGCCGCCCTTGAGCAGGAGCTTCCGGCAAAGGCGTCGGGCAAGACCCCGGAGGAGATTCGCCTAATTGCCCGGGGCATAGGCGACCGGATGTGCGAGTGCTTTGCCACGGAGCGCGACAAATGGCAGCAAAAGCAATAAGCGGCTGGGGGGTTAGCTGGTCGAAGCCCGACAGGCGCTCGATCTACGACTGGGCCCACGAGCACATGACGCTGCCGCCGAGCTACGCCATTCCCGGCAAGTTCGATGTGGCGATCACCCGGCCGCTGATCTCGGTATTCGATGCGATCCAGGACACCCGAATCCACCGCGTCCGGATGCGGAAGCCGCCCAGGTTCGGAGGTTCGATGATCGCGGACCTGTCAATCCCATGGATCATCTGCAACGACCCTGGGCCCGTCATGTGGAACTGGCAGTCGGACGCCGACGCGAAGGGACACATGAAGGAGAAGGCGTGGGAGCTTTGGCGCTCATGCAGGCCGTTCAAGGCGATGCTGCCTCCGAACCGCCACGACACCCTGACGACCGAGATTTACTTCGGCCCGTTCTTCGTGGTCTGCCAGGGGGCGAACATCAACAACCTGCAATCGAAGGGCATCCGCTGGCTGTTCAATGACGAGACCTGGCTGCCGGTCTGGCAGGATCTCTACACCCATGCCGAGGCCCGCACCGGAGACTACCGGCGCACCGGGGCGTACAAGATCGTGGATGTGTCGCAGGCGGGGATCAAAAACGATGTCGAGGACGCCAACTACCGCGAGGGAACGCAGGCTGTGTGGTGCTACGAGGCTGCCGGCAAGGTGGTCCCGCTCGATCTTCGTGGCGGGAAGAGGGACGACGGCAGCCGCTGGGGTCTCCTTTGGAATGATGACGCGAAGCTGCCATCGGGGAAGTGGTCCATTGCCCGGGCGATCGAGACAGCCCGGTACTCCTGCGCCCAGACCGCCACCGAGTGGCCCGACACCGAGGGCACCCGGGCGGAATGGAACCGAACGGGGCGATACGTCGTGACAAACGAGAACGCGGCGCCCGGCACGGTCTCCTTCTCGGTCAACGGGCTCCTCAACTACTCCTTCGCCGATCTGGTCTCGATGAAGATCAAGGCCATGCAGATAGCCGAGTACGGCGACATGAGCGCCATGAGGGACTTCGTTCAGAAGTACGAGTGCCGCCCATGGGAGGAAGTTCACCTCTCCGTTTCGATCACCACCAACCGTGGCGGCTACAGCTACGCGGACTTCTCGGGCGGCCAGCCGATCGACGGCGAGGTCCACCGGGCGATGACCGCCGACCGCCAGCACGGCATCGCGCAGGACGTGCCCCATAGGTGGGTTGAGATCCGAGCCTACCGGAAGGACGGAACCTCCCGGCAGCTTTACTTCGGGCGCGTCAACACCAAGGAGGGGATGCGGGCGATTCAGCTTCAGTACCACATCAAGGACCGCTGCGTGTGGCAGGACGCCCGTTTTGAGAAGCACGAGGTTTTCAAGGAGTGCGTCGAGTATGGGTGGCTGGCCGTCTTCGGATCAGATCAAAACTCATGGACCCACTACACGAAGGGAGCCCGCGATGCGGACCCGGTGAAGGTGACGCTCCCATACTCACCGATCCAGATGGCCGAGGTGCCCGGCGCGGCCCGCCGAGTGGCCTACATCCATTTTAACGAGGGATATTTTTCGGACATCCTGGCCAACCTGATCGGCGGCACGACCACCGGTTGGGATCACCCGGACGACTGGTCGGGCGACCACCAGGCGCAGCTGCTCAACAAGCAGAAGATGGAGAAACGTCCCGGCGTCTTCAACTGGGAGACCGTCAAGAACCGCCCGGACCACGGCTTTGACACCTCGAAGATGCAGGTGTGTTTCGCCGTGATGATGCGACTCCTTACTGCCGGCTCGGCTGCTGCGCCGGCTGCCGAGCAGCCTCAAAAACCTCTCTGGCGCGACGCCCCGACTCGGCGACTACAAGATGCTCGACGTATTCTCCCGGAGTAAGGTCAAACTGCAGCGCCTGGCCGAGCAGATCCTGCCACGCCTCGTCGGGCACGTAGATGCATCGCTGGCTGCGCTTGTCCTCGTCGGGCAGCGGCGGTCGGCCTGCTCCGGTGCGTGCCCCGCCATGCCGGGACATTCTAAACATGGACATTTCAAGATGGGGCGGCAGATTGACGAATGAAGCAAGGTTGAAATGCCTATCGGAGTAACAGGAGTATTCTTCGGGCTGCCGGTCGCCACCCTGACGACGATGCAGACCAACTATATCGCCGTGATGACTGGCATTGCGACAGCCGGGCAGTCCTACACCCTGTCCGGTCGGGCGTTCACCCGCGCCAACCTGCCCGAGGTTCGCCAGACGCTCGTGGAGATCCAGCGGGCGCTGGACCGGGCAAACGGGGTCAGCAACAGCTTTACCTTTGCCAACATGAACACGGGCGGCTCGCCATCATCGGCGCAGACCTCCCCGACAATGTAAGCCATGCCGATCCGGTATAACGACCCGACGCGCATCGGGCGCAACCCCTTTGACCCGGTTGAGATGTCCAGGCCAACGAAACTGGACCTTGCCATCGGGCGATACTTTCCAAAGTTCGCGGCAGGCCGCATCCGGGCCCGCCGGGAGTTCTCTTACGAGGCCAGCCGCTCGGACAGGTTCCGCAACACGGCGACGACCATGCAGGGGCCGGAGGACTACCGGGCATTTCCCGAACGGCTCCAGCTGATCCGCCAGGTCCGCGACCTCGAGCAGAATTTCGGCCTCTTCCAGTCGATCATCGACAAGGTTTCCATGTACGCCTTCGGGCGCATCAAGTACCGGCCGCAGACCGGCGAGAGTGCGCTTAACCCAATTTACGGCGAGTACCTGGAGGACCGCTTTGACAACTCGCTCGACCTTTCCGGCCGCTTCGGCATCGAGCAGCAGGCGCAGATAGCCTTCAAGTCGATGCTTCGGGACGGCGATTTCGGCTACCAGTGGCAGCGCGGCGGCGATGGGCTTCTGAAAGTCTGCGGCATCGAGGGCGACAGGATCGGGGGCATTTACATGGTCAGTTCCTCGGACAACTACCTGCAGGGGATCACGATTGACCTACCGACCGGGCGCCCGCTCTCGTTCCGCATCTACTGGCGCACAAAGGCCAACTCCTACAGCAACCCGGTTGAGATTCCTGCGGACCAGATGATGCATATTTTTGATCCGAGGCGCACAAACCAGTATAGGGGCGTCACCCCGTTCGCGCCGATCCTGACTGAGGCCCGCGATTTGAAGGAGATCATGGAGTACTGCCGCATCGGCACCAAGTTCGAGAACCTTCACGCGGCAATCGGCTACACACCGCACGGCGGCCCGTTCCAGGATCCAACCCAGTTCGTGACGAACGATGACACCGATGTGAACGACCAGCCCTTGAAGGAGCAGGCGCTCAATCCCGGCATGATCCAGTGGGCGAGCTCGACAGACAAGTACGACTTCATCAAGTCGGAGCGCCCGAGCGGAACGTTCCAGACCTACCTCGAAACCCTGGTGCGGTTGATCGGCCTGGCGCTCAATCTCCCCTACGGATTCCTATACGACCTTTCAAAGCTCGGCGGCCCGAATGCCCGCATGGATGCGCAGCAGGCCCACCGCGTGATCGAGTATTACCAGCGCCTGCTACAGCGCCAGTTCCTCGACAAGGTTAAGAATGCGCTGCTGATCGAGGGAATGGGCAATGGCTCAATCCCATGGACCCCGCGGTGGGACG